GCCATATCAAACGATAGAAAAATGGACATCTTTTCAGCATCAGATCCGGTTACTGCCTGAGCAAAATGTTCAAGGTCCTTTCTCCTGCCAGAATATCCTTTAACAATGCTGACACCATTTTGCTTTCTTGACACTTGTCTAGCCACTCTCTCAGTGATTTGAGTAATGATCTTTAGCTCCTGTTCAGCCATGTAGAAGATTCTTGTAACCTTTTTATGATATTCTCCAAGTTTAGGTTCCGTTCCGACTAAGTATCTTGCATCTGGATTATTGAGCACAAATTCCTGTAGATCCTCCTCTGGAATTTCTTCAGGAGATAGACCAGGATACTTAGCCTCGAATGCAGTATGCATCCTGATCACTTTCTCAAACCTTTCTACAGCTTTCTTAGTGTTAAATTCAGCTCCTCCCTTCAGATAACTTGCAGCATCATTTAGAGTATGAGCATCTTTCGAGAATTGAGGTTGTCTCATACTTCCTTCGCCTCTTGACCAAGCTACACAGTCTTCAAGATCCTCCTCTGAAAATTCCGGAGCCACTTGAGATGATTTATCTGATGGTGCTAGTGTTATATCACTAGGCTTCATGATAGTCCTAACTGGTTCAAAGGTGGTATGAGACCATGCCAATGCTGATTTTTCACACACCTGGGCAATAGACCTCTGAGTCATATTGGCTTCCTCCACTAATCTCATTGCCGCTGTATTGCTAGCTATCAGTCTGACATCATGAGAAGATGTAGCCAGACTTCTGTACATAGCCCGTCTTAAGGTTCCTCTGAATCTTGGAATCATCTCTGGATCAATAGTATTAGGAGTGTGAAGACCAGAGATATTCGAGAAAGCAACATGTAGGTTGGTGTCTGGATGAGGACTAGCTTTATACAAGTTCAGCATATTGATAGCATCTACTTGCTCAACGAATGCAGATGACATAAAGTTAAGGATTGGAATTGCAAATGATCTACGTGCTGGAGAAAGAGTCTGCAGAGTTGATGCATACATATCAACACCGATAACTTTACTCTTATCAAGCCTTGATATAGCTACATTTCGAGCACCTTTGAGAACTTCTCCAAGGAAATCAACATCTTCTTCAACAACATTCCAGATGGTCTCAAGATAATCTTCTGCAAATGATAAAGGGTCATACCGTAAACTTGTTGATGGTAGAACTAAAGTGAGGTTAGTCCATGATTTGAAGAGGGAAATCAATTTATGTGTATGAGGTTCAGGCATTGCAATTAATGTTCTAGCGACACGGATGAGCATGACTGGACCGAATGACAGAGCTGATAGGTGATGATCATCTTCACTGGCAAGGAAGTCGCAAATGGGAGTCTCATCAGGATCAAAGCCTGATCTCTCCCACTCTCTATACAGTGTGTTAAACCTTGCTCTGGCAGCCTTAAACTTCTCATACAGGACAGCTTCAAGAGATGGCATTACAGAGAGTTGGTCAACCATCTTTGACATTGCCTCTATCAATTTATTTGAACCAAGCCCACCTTCCATTGCCCTGTAGTTACACGAGAGGATAGAATTTTCTACTGTTGCTTTTGTTCGCATATATACTTGTTTCTCCTTAGATAAAATCCTAACCTTGTGCTTGAGCATCTTTCTGAAAAGGACCCATACTTGATAATTTCCTAGTAAATTATTATCGGGAGCCATTCTATATGAAATGTTGGTCTCAGACATAACTTTCTTTTCTTTTGCAAAGTGTGTGTTAACTGCTCTACACATCCTAGCTAGCCTCTTGTCCGGTCCAAAATCAGACAGGTCAAACATCTGTCCAATCCTCTCTGCTCTTTCGGCAACCTTAGGATGGATTCTTGAGACTGCAGTAGCATGGCCCATAAACGATCCTAAAAGAGTAACTAAGTGGTCATCAGCCATGAGAGAAGTCATTTTGAAATATGAATATAATAATATAAAATTCTTAGTTTATCTTGCTGTTGCTTTGTGTGTTCTGG